CGACGAGCGGCCCAAGTGGGGTCTATTCACGGCCGGAAGGCTGTGAGTAGGATCTCCCGAGCTGCTCGTAGCGTTGCAGATTCAGCAGCAGCTTTATACGAGAATTGGTTCAATAGGTCGACACGTAGACGAGCTACGAGGAAAGCTCGCAAACTGCGACGAACCGCAGTTTTGGAAAAAGAGGTCCTGGAGGAACAGGAGGATCTCTGGGAGGCTGGTGTGGATGAGCACGCTGACCCCCCTGCTGATGTTGAAGACATCAGCGAAGAACATGCTCGTGCTGCCCCCCGGTTCAAACGGGGGGAACGCGCTCACGAGTGTGCAGCCAGTTTAGTCCTGAAGTTCGGCAGGATGCCGTGGAACCCAGCTAATGAAGTCGTGGTGCGTCGTTTCTTGGAACGCGACGCTTTGGTCACCGACTACTCAGTTAGGAAAACACACCGTGTTCGGCTTGTTGATCGAGCAGCTACGCTATATTTCGTCCATACTGCGGCGGATATATCGGCGTCGCTTGCTCTTAACAACAAGAAGAACGAGAAACGGTATGCCACGGCGAAATTAACAATGGCCTAGGGTGGCCCGACGCAGTTCGAGGGGGTTGAAACCAGGAAACTGGTCACTCACCCCCGAGTTAAGGTCGAACTGCGGGAGGGTCTCCCAAAAATCAGAACAGTCCATGCCTACATGGGGGCGTGCTCCGGGACTGTTTTCGGCGTGCACAATGCATCGTTGCGGAATGGTGTTCGCGGTGTGGTGGAGAGAGTTTTTACCGTCGATTACGGTGAGGGCTTTGTTGCACCACTCGAACAAACTTCCGTTGGGGTCAGGAGAGCGATGGCACCGGCAACCCGGTTTCTAAATAGACATCTTCCACTTGTCAGTAAGTTCACAGGTGACCAGTTTATTGGTCATTATGATGACGCTCGCATGCGGCGGAAGTATATTGAAGCTAGGAAATCACTACACGTTGAGGCGTTAAAACCTAGTGATGCCGATGTCAAAACTTTTCCAAAAGCTGAGAAAACGAATTTTTCAGCCAAGAATGACCCAGCGCCGCGGATCATCTCACCTAGGGATCCTCGGTATAACTATGAATTGGGCAAATTTATCACCCCAGTAGAGGGGGTGGTATATGGAGTGTTAAACAAAATGTGCGGTGGCCCTACAGTAATGAAGGGTAAGAATTCGGTACAGGTCGGTGAGTCCCTTAGAGAAATGTGGGACTCATTCTCAAAACCTGTAGCGATTCCATATGACGCAAAACGTTTTGATCAGCATACCGGTGAAGAAATACTTAAGTGGGAACACAAACAGTATATTCGATGCTACACTGGCAATGACGCGTCTGAATTGAAAAGACTGCTGAAAATGCAACTCAAAACGAAATGCCGAGCATACTTCCCGGAGGGGAAGATCAAATTTGACATGAATATTAGGTGTTCAGGAGATATGAACACTGGTTTAGGTACATGCGTAATAGCTTGTGGTTTGACGTATAGTTACTGTGTTTCAGTTGGCCTT